CACGTTACGGAGCCTAGTGCTCCCTCCCTATAACCTATCGCTTAAAGGTTATAGCAAACTCCCAGCTGGGCATGACCCAGCGAGTTCCCGCAGTAGGGAACAACGACGTGGTATCCGGAGAAGTGGTCGCCTCCTGCCAACCTGTTTCCAGGTTGGACATCGGGCTTGCACCGCTCCGCGTCGTTGGCATCTCAAGGTAATCAGATGGCGGCTTAGCAGCACGCCATGAGACTACCCTAAGTGCCCATGCGTAGAGAACACCCTCGCTAGCCGGGAGGCTTCGCGAAGGGAAGACCATAACTTTGCAAGAGGTGCCAAGATTTAAGTCTTGCCTTCTCGCAAAGAACCAGTCCGCAGGGACTACCCAGCCATCGTCACCTTCAACTCCGAGAGGCAGTTGAAAGTGCTTTGACCAGGATGCATGACGAAGAGCGCACTGCCAGGCAGAAGAAACGACTGGGTTCAACCAATCGTCCTCATGCCTTTGGCGGTGCGCCCATCTAATCATGCGGTTGCCGAGACGAAGTAATTCAACCTCGCTCTCGATGGTCTCTTTCTGATAGATCGGCGTAACCTCTTTCCCACGAAAGTAGTGTTTCCCGCAGCTCTCAAAGAACTCTCCGTCAATGAAGGATTTCTCCTCATTGACGTCGAATCCACAGAACTGCAGAACCGATATTACTGACTCCGCCGCAAAGCGGGGGCAGATAATATCGTCGCCGTAGATCAGGACTTCTCCACCTCGATCCAGCAAGCTGACGACAGAGCTAGTAATAGCCCAGAAGATCAGCGATTCGAGTTCAAAAGTGAACCCGTTCCCCATAGAGGAGAACTTCTCCAATGAAACCAACGAACCGTCCGGCATTTCTGCTTTCCGGGTAGTCAGGTCATAGAGAAGGTTTGCCCAATCGAGAGGTAGTAGCTCGTAAACGAGCTCTACTGCAACGGTATCGCTCGCCGCCTTAAGATCTAAGGTGGCTAACTCATCGGTGTAGGCGCGTCTAGCGCCGTCCTGATTGAGCCCTTGGTCATCCAAGTCGATACCGACCCGTTTCAGTCTACTTCTGAAATAACCGCCGACTCCTTTCTGGAGAAAGCTGTTACCTCGAGGTTCGACTGCAATAATACGATGGGTCTTCGCATTCTTAGGAACGGCTTTAACCTTACAAGTCTCCACGTTAGTGGTTACGAGTTTGGTTATTGCGGACAACCAGTTACGGTCGTGCTCTATGACAGAGGTTAGTAACTCCTCTGCTCTAGACGTTACTGCGATTGGGAGTTCGAGCATCTTCGTGTCGACAAAGGCACGCCGCCGAGGGATCTCGTGCGAAGCACCCGGTCCCCACCCCCACCATCTCTCAATTTTAAGAAGGGAACACTCTCCAAGTAGCCCAGAGATTTTGCGCTTAGCAGTGAAAATCACTGCGGCGGTGAAGCTTTCGATGGCTTCACTTCTGGATTTCCTCAGACGGATGTTCGTCTCCTTGCACTTGAGCTCAGCAGATGCGAATTTGCTGAGAGCCTCTTGTTCGAGGTCGAGCCCCGTCTTCAACCCCTTCCATTTAGAAAGGAGCGTCACAACGAGGTAATCTTCCTCAAACTCAAGGACATTCCGGTAGTCCTTAGGGTGAACTTCCATCTTGGCTAGTGCGAGCTGATTATGCTCGAACCGAAGCCAAGCCCCTAAGGACACTGGGGAATCAACCGACTTGCAAAGCGCGAAAAAGATCTCGCGCATAGGGGAAGACCCCTTATGCTTGTCCATCGAGAATACCTCCTAGAACACGTTCTGGAGGGATTCCACCATGGCGGTGAGCTGCGTCTCGGCCAACAGGAAATCCGCGTACTTACGGAGATCCTTCCGGTCTTGAAGCAGTGCACGCTCGCTCATGATGAACTCGATGTTGCATCGAGGCGTGTAAGCGATCGTCGGACTCGGGGTGTAACCCGAATCGGCAACGCCCAGCGCCTCGACTTTCGGGGTGTGAATCCCGATCTTCACACGGTTGACTCGCTTGTCAGAATTCTGACCAGCCTGAGCGGGGAGAGGACGCGACAACTGCATCGAAATGCGGTTGTACGCGATACTGGCAGTGCCAGTCTGATCCTCCCACCACCAGGTTCCGTCAGCTGCCTGACCCAGAGGGACGAAAGTGTGAGCCACAGGTGTTGCCTGTGCGTCGTTCAAAACGATATTCGCGACTGCGGACATTTGGGTATACCCTTAATTTGTGATTAAAACCACGAAGTGGCCGTCTCACGTTGAAGTTTTGTGCGAGGGGTGCTAAATCCCTAACGACTCATTAAAGAGCCCTGCTAAGCTGCAGTTACATTTCGACTTACGGACGAGTTTTCCCTTTGCTCCAACGGCTTTTGCCTTTGGGACTAAAGGGGTTGCTCGCCGGGTCCCAGATGTTAGCTGGAATACGCTTACCGTGCTTCAGGCTGTGCAACTGCTGGCCTAAAAGTGAAGCTGCGGAAATGAGTCTCTGCCAGCCCAGGTGTGTATTAAAACCTGGACCACGAGGTGTCGGCGCAGATCCTAGGATGCTGCGCTTATACGCTATCTGCTCGTGCCTCGAACTACCAGCAACGCTTGTACCGGCATTAGTGCCGGTCTGCGTTTTGATTTCCTTTTGGAGAGTTATCTCCTGAGAATAACCGCTGACAAAATCCGAGGAATACAAGAGACTTGACTCAAGGTTCCGCATGTACCCTCCGATGTCGACGAACCAATCGACTACGAAGGAATACGGAACCAGCTCCCACGCTATGGACGCAGGATTGAGGGAAGTGTAAGTAGCTACCGAATTCAGACCGCCGTTATTCATGGCATAGAAACACTTAATTCTCGCCATATTCCTCGCGAAGAGGACATCTGACGTGACAGTGTTCCCAACCGTCGTAACGTTGATCTTGTTCATTGCTACTTCCTTCGCACTCGATTTTACTCGTAGACCCGTAACCCCGGTGTTGGGTCGGGACATGCCTACGAGATTGTCTAGAGCACCATATATGGAGGATGCCAATGGCTTCCAACCATACGTGAACTCTAGCCACAGATTTCCCCAATCACGGGGATTCGACCTGCGCATAACTGATGCCAGTTTCCAAGCATTGTTCATCGCTATCGGAATGCTCTTTAGGAGCACACCGCGCGCTTGACCAAAACGAGGGGTCATCATCTGCTTCACCTTGTGGGCCTCAGCTAGGTCCACTGACAGGTCAGTTCCACCTCTAATCTGATCGTACAACCGACTAAGCGCCTTATTGTAGCAAAGGGCGCTGGCATCGGTGAACGTGGACGTTTGTCCCAGATTTACCGCTTGGGTACCTGTGACGATAGAACCGTTCAGACTGTTTCCATTCTGAACCATTCCGTCGCCATAGTTGTACTTTAAAACGGTATAGCGGTGGGGGTTCACGGTCTTGTGATTACCGCGAACGGATAGGATACCCGACAAGTCCTTCAGAAACGCGTTTAACGACGCAACTGTAGTGACCGAAGTGGTTCGAGGGGGAGACCCCCCCGTTGACCATGTCGTCGTGGTACGGTAGCCTGGTACAAGCTTGGAATAAGCGGTCATAACTCCGCCTTTTCCTCGTTTGCCCTTAAACCGGCGTTTCAGCCGGTCTTTTGACTTACCAACATGCCTATGAGCAAGCCGAACACGACGCCGTTCCTTTTTACCCAGCCTGCCAACCTTACGATTGACAAGTTTGGCTTTGAGGCGCGGCTGACCCTTGAGGACGGGATTTTTAAGTCCCTGACGACGAAGGTAATCGATAAGCTCAATCTCATAGTTATGTCCCCGGTGAGCAGGGTCGCGGACGCGAGTCCGCCGACGGATGCTGAATCCGCCCCCTGCCAAGATAGTTTTGCGCTTCGGCTTCAAGGCCAATCTCCTCGCAGTGTGGTTTAAATCACCCTGCGTTGCAGAGAAGATAACGCAAGGAGGGCTGGGTGATAAGCCCAGGTCCTAGAGAACGAACCCCTAATCCAAAGGACTTACCATTCAATTTCTAGGAGTAACTGCACCAAGTTGGCGCGTGCTTTCGCAAGCGTCTTCACTTGGTCGACCCCCTGGTGCACCTTCTGAAGAGCAATCTTCAGTTGGAGCGTTGCTTCCTCGACGGCGATGGCGTGGTAGATCATATTGCAGTCAAATTCTTGACCGCGAATAGACCAGAACACGCGACCAACGTTCGAGAAGTCCGTCAGGTCCCGAATCAGTTCGTACTCATCTAGCAGAATCCCTTCCGGGTCTGTCATTTGAGCTTGGCGAAGAAACGGGTTTCCGTCTTCAGATAGCTGATTTCTCAGCCATTTGGAGTCAGCGTAGACGCCGACTTTCAAGCCGCGGAAGTCACGTACGAGGTCATAAATCTCGTCGTAACGACTGAGAGCGAGAGCGAAGGCTTCCATTTCGTTGAAGGAAAAATTGAGTCGCATAGCAGTTCTCCATAGAGTTGAACGGAGGTCCCCAGGATTGGGG